AAGCTCGATCGCCTGGCACAAGAGCAGGTGTCCGCACGTCAGATGATCGAGACTCGCTGGCTTGCAGATCTTCGTCAGTACCACGGCGAGTACACGTCCGACGAGACTAAGCGGATGAAGGACAACAACTCGTCACAGGTGTTCGTCAACATCACGCGCAACAAGACCCGCGCCGGCATTGCTCGCATGGGCGATATGCTTTTGCCCAACGACGACACCAACTTTGGCGTAAAAAGCACCCCTGTGCCGGCGATGAGCACCACTGACGGTAACCCCATGGCCGCCGATGAAGGCCAGGGCGGCATGGTGGATGGTATGCCCGAGTCGCACCAGTCAATGGATCCTAAAACTCATGCCAAAGCCATGCAGGCCATGGAGCCCGGCAAAGGCGAGGGCGGGATGACCCCCGGTGAAAACCCCGCCAGTCAAGCGCCGAAAGGTGAGAAAAATGACGCCAAAAGCCGCGCCGACGAAGCCGCCCGACAAATGCAGCAGCAGATTGAGGATGACTTTTCCGAAGCTGGCTACAACGCACACGCTCGTGACGTTATCGAGGACGCCTGCAAGGTCGGTACCGGAATCCTCAAAGGCCCGAAAGTCGTGAACCGCACCCGGCGGGCCTGGATCACTGACCAGCAGACCGGCAAGAGTGAGATCGAGGTACAGGACGAGCTGCGCGCCGGGCTTGAGCGAGTGGACCCTTGGGATGCTTTCCCCGATATGTCCGCTGCCAGCGCCTCAGAGGCCGAGTTCTGGTTTGAGCGTAAACTTCTTAACCGCAAGCAGCTGCGAGAATTAGCCGATTTGCCGGGCGTCATTAAAGGCCAGCTACGACGCGCCCTAGAGGACGACGGCGGCCACCAGATTGCACAGGACCGCCGCCAGGAGCTACGCGCCATTACCGGTGTGGACACGGTCACCAACGGCAAAAAATACGAGCTGTGGGAATACTGGGGGCCTCTGGACAAGGAAGAGCTGAAGGCGTGTGGCTGCGAAGACATCGACGAAGACGTGCTGGTTGAGTACAACGGTTGCGTGCTGATGGTCGGTGGACACGTCATCAAAGCCGCCATTAATCCTCTGGAATCCGGTGACCTGCCCTATAGCGTCTTTAACTGGGAGAAGGACGACAGCAGCATCTTCGGCTTTGGTATCCCGTACCTGATGCGCCAGCCGCAAAAAGTGGTCAACGCCTCGTGGCGCATGATGATGGACAACGCCGCAGTGTCGGCCGGTCCGCAGATTGTAATGAAAAAGCGCGCCGTGGTGCCGCAGGACGGCAACTGGGCACTCCGACCCAATAAAGTGTGGCTCGACACCGGCGACGAGCCTGTGGGCGACGCCTTCCAGGCCTTCCAGATACAAAACAACCAGGCCGGACTGTTCGCAATCTTTGAAGCCGCCCAGAAGCTGGCCGACACCGAAACCAACCTGCCGATTTTGCTGCAGGGTGAGGGCATGAGCTCCGGTGCAGGCGGAAAGACCTTCGGCGGCATGCAGATGCTGATGAACAACTCCAACATCGTGCTGCGCTCAGCCGTCAAGAACTTCGACGACGGCGTCACCGCGCCCACGGTCCGCCGATTTTACGACTACCACATGATGTACACCGACCGCCCCGAGATAAAAGGCGACTTTGATGTGGTGGCCCGAGGCACGTCAGTCCTGATTGCCCGTGAAGAGCAGCAGGAAAAGCTGATGATGCTGTCCCAGGTTGCTGCACAGAACCCCATATTTGCCAAGCTGACCAACTGGGCAGGGCTGTATCGAGAGATCCTGCGCACGATGCAGGTGCAGGTCGATACCGTCACGTACACCGACGAAGAAATGAAGACGCGGGAAGCCGAGCAAGGTGATGAGATGGGCCCCGAAGAGAAAAAAGTCATGTTTGAGATAGAGCTCAAGAAAAAAGAGTTCCAGTTGGCCGGGCAAAAACAGCAGGCGGACCTGGACCAAAAGGAGTGGGAGCGGGAATACAAGGCTACCCAGCTGCAGAGCCAGCAAGAGCACCAGCGCGCAGAACTCGCGTTGAAAGAAGGGATCACCATGGCGCAACTGGAGGCCAAAGTAGGCCTTGAAAGCCAGGGCCTGGAGCTTCAGATGCGCCAAACCGCCGCCAAGATCCAAGCGGACCGCGACCAGAAAGCCGCCGAGCTCAGTGAGCGTCAGAACGACCGACTGGCACGCCAGGAAAATCAAGATATGGGGTTTGATAGCTACTAATGGCCATTGATAAACACGCGGACACATGGCGAGACATTGAGCAGTGGCTACAAGCCCGCCGTGAAAACTGCATTCTGTCCCTGATTAATGGCTCAACCAAAGACGACAAATTGCGCGGCGAAATCCGTGTGATCGACGACTTACTGGCACGCGCCAGCGAAGAACTGGAGCCGGGTAACCAGCCGAATCCAAGTTACTAACCCCAGCCGTTCGGGAGAACCGCTATGACAGACCAGCCGCTGAACAAGCCGCAGGATGATGACGCCATCGCCAGCGACACCGACAACGAGCAAGATTTTGAAAGTGCCTTTGAGGAATATTCGAAGGCTTCAACGCCTGCCGATGAGCGCGACGAATACGACAATGACCGGGACGCCTTGCCGGAACCGGACGACGAAGACCCTAAAAAAGACGACCCATCCGGTGAACAGTCTGACGACCTATCTGAAAAGCTAAAGACTCTGGAGACAGAAAACGAACGCCTTCGCCATTCCGACGCTTCACAGCGCGGACGCTTAGGCGCCTACCAGCGGCAGATCAACGAGCATCAGCGCAAGGTGCAAGAGCTGGAATCTGCCAAACCCGCAACCCAGGAAGATAAACCTCAAGACGACGACCAGCAGCGCCAGGATATGGCGGACTCCGCAGGAGTCGATGACTGGAAGGAGTTTAAAGAGGACTTTCCGGATATGGCCCGCGCTTTCGAATCTCGTCTCAATGCAGACCAGCAGACGCAAGCGCAATTGAAGCAGGAAGTCGCAGAACTGCGATCCACTGTACAGCCCATGCAAGAGCAGGCCCATCAGCAACAGCTTCAGTCAGAGTACGCCCGCTTAGAAAGCCGGCATGCCGATTGGCGAGAAGTGGTCAATGCGCCCGAATTTGATACATGGCTAACCACTCAGAACCCCAGCATTCAAGCCCTAACAGGGTCCGACAGCGCCGACGATGCGTCCGCGTTACTGGATTTCTACAAGGGAACGAGCGCCACGGGCGATGAAGACAGCCGTGCCCCAAAGCACGACAAGCGAAAAGCCCGACTGGAAAACGCCCAGACCGTCAGCCGCCGTGGAGCGGCGACACGCGGTGGAGCGCCAGAAGAGTTTGACGCGGCCTTTGAACACTACGCCGCGAAAAAGAAAGCGCGGTAACTCAAAAATTTGATTGGAGTAATTCATCATGGCTATCACCAACTACGGCGATATCTCCCAACGTACTGCAGCATACGCAGCGACCGAAATGCTGGCTCACGCAGAGCCCATCCTTATCCTGTCCAAGCTCGGCCAGTCCAAGCCCTTGCCCAAGAACAAAGCGGATACCGTTAAGTTCCGTCGCCCGGTCCCGTTCGCGAACATTACCACGGCCCTGGCCGAGGGTGTCACGCCATCCTCTCAGCAGATGGCTTACGAAGATGTGACCGTTCAGATCAAGCAATGGGGCGCGTGGGTCGAGATTACCGATGTGGTACACGACCTGGCTGAAGATCCGGTTCTTGCCGATGCCTCCACGTTGTGCGGTGAGCAAGCGGCCGAAACCATCGAGTACCAGACCTGGGGCGCGATCCGGGCAGGGACTAACGTGTTCTTCGCCAACGGCTCCACCCGTGGTGGCGTGGACAGCGTTTACGGTCTGGCCAAGCAACGTGCCGTCACGCGCTCGCTCAAGGGCAACCGTGCGAAGAAAATCACTTCTATGGTCGGCGCCTCTCCGAACTACTCCACTGAGCCGGTAGACGCGGCTTTCGTCGCGTTCGCACACACCGACCTGGAAGCGGACATTCGCGACATTTCGGGCTTCACCCCGACTGAGAAGTACGGAACCATGAAGGCGCTGCCGTATGAAATCGGCAAGGTCGAGGATGTGCGTTACTGCCTGAGCCCGGTGCTGGATAGCTTCGCTAACGCGGGCGGCGCGGCTTCAACCAACGGCGTTCTGTCCACCGGCGGCAGCGATGCAGACGTGTACCCCATCGTCATTGTGGGCAAAGAGTCGTATGGCCTGATCCCGCTCAAGGGCGCCGGTGCTATGACCCCGATGGTATTGAACCCCAATACCCCGCGTGGTGGCGACCAGCTTGGCCAGCGTGGCTCGGTGGGCTGGAAAGCCTATTACGTTGCGAAGGTTCTTAACGAAGGTTGGATGGCACGTATAGAGACGTGTGCCTCTGCCCTGTAACCCCACAGCCCCGGCCTAGCGCCGGGGTTTCTTTATCTGATTGAAGGCACCAAATCATGAGCGACATTAATCCAAGCAACATGAGCCGCGAGGAACTGGAAACCACCGCTAAGGATCTTGGCCTGAGTTTCCCCCACAACATTGGCGACGACGGTCTTAGAAAAAAGATCGCCGAAGCCCTGGGCGGCGACGCAATCTCTCTTTCAAAGTCAGCCCCTGTTGCTACCGGCAATGCCAAAGAGCGTCAGTTCGAAATCATCATTGCCACCCATGAGCAGGACAAGCAGCCGGTTCAAGGCGGCATCAACGGCAAGAGCTTCGTAATCAAGCGAGGCGAGAAAGCCGTTGTGTCGGAGTCGATAGTGGAAGTCCTCAAATGCGCCACCCAGCACCATTACGACCCGGGGACCATGGAGCGCACGGAAGTTCAGAGCTACCCGTTCCAGATTATCCGTGAAGTCACCGACGAGGCTTAATCTATGACCTTTCTGGAGCTTTGCCAGCGTTTGCGCCAGGAAGTGGGCGCTGCCGGCTCAGGCCCGGCCAGCGTGAGTGCTCAACATGGCGAATACGCTCGCTTTGTAAGCTGGGTGCCGCAAGCCTGGCGTGAAATTCAGATGAGCCGGCACAGTTGGCGCTTTGCGTGGGCTGAGGCCAGCATCCCGATCGAAACCGGCTTTCGGACTTATTCACCGCCGGATGATATGGGCGCGTGGGACGAGGCCACTTTGAAGTGCAATGGGCGAACGCTGCTCGCCCAGCGTTGGGACGAGTTCCGCAAACACGACGTACAGGACGGCGGCAACACTTACCCAAGGTTCATCACGCAAAAGCCCGACGGAGTCCTTGTGTTGGACGCGCCGCCGGATCAGGACGGGCAAGTCACCTTTGAATACTGGCGAACGCCGCAGGCATTGATTGAAAACGGTACCACTCCGCGACTCCCTGAGCGCTACCATATGGTGATCGTCTATCGCGCCATGCTGTATTACGGATTGTACGAAAACGCCCCAGAGGTGGTTCAGGCGGCCCGCTCAGGCGAGGCCGGAATCCTGCACGAGATGGTGGCGATGGAGCTGCCGCCCATGATGTCCGGAGGGCCTTTAGCGTGAGTCGATCTGCATACATCAAACTCGGCGGCGGCCTTGATCTGATCACGCCTACCCGGCAGATGGCGCCCGGCGCTGCGCTCGCGTGCGTGAATTATGAGACGCCGGTGAACGGCGGCTACCGAAGCGTTAAGGGCTACGCGCAGATGGGACCGGAAGTGCCGGGGCAAGGGCCCGTCCTTGGTGTGGCCACGTTCTACGACCGGAAATACGCCATTCGCGAAGACGCTACCG